GCGTCTCGGCGGTCGGACGTTCCGGCGCCGGCGGCTCGGAACGAGAAACGACGGCGCGGCGCGCGCGCTTGAGTGAGACCTTCGGCGCGCCGATCAGCTCCCAGTTGGCCAGCCGGTCGAGCCGAGTATTGCGTTTCGGGTATGTAGCGGTATCGCCCGTGTTGCGATTTCTGTACATGTATCCGTTCATGATCACCATTTCCTCTTCGACAACCGGCGGAGTCCAGCCCGGCCGGTCGGATTCCCATAGGGACGGACCGGGGAAGGCTCGGCGGATCCGATCGCCGACCGGATGGTTGGCGAACGACCCGTCGGACGTCGACAGTAGCGGCAGCGTGCGCCAGGGTTTCGAGTCGCAGACTCGACCAGAGACTTTAGGGTCAAGATCGATCTTCCGTCCTTCGATCCTGTGTAGCGCCGCGTGCACCGTCATGACGTTGCGCCGCACGGCGTCGTCGCCGAGCCGCGCGTACGTCTCGGCCAGCTGACGCCGGTCGACCAGCACCGGCATATGCACGGCATACGACAGCGGTCGGGTATACCCCTGCACCCGCAACCACGCCCGGGTGCGCTCAAGACTTTGGCGCCAGACCGTCTGCGTACCTTCGGCTCGAATCCGGTCAATGTGTGCGATGAGCCGACCGCGGTGTCGTGGCACCAGATCGGCGACGTCGGTTGGCTCCATCACAAAAAGATCATCATGGGCGACGACGATGCGATCGGAGAGCGTCGACTCGTTTGCGACGGCACGCCAAATGCGGACGGCGTTGACATACTTGTCACTAAGCTCCTGCGCGACATCGATATGCCGTGCGCCAGCCAGCCAATCGGGTCGGTACCCGGCGATCACGAGATTGCGAATTCCTATCACGTTCGCCGCGACCGACCGTACCGAGAATCGAAGCTCTTCGTTGGCTTCCCCGCGGCGAACAGCGATCACCCAATCGACGTCACCGCTCACGCTTCAAGCCTTCCCGCGCCCGCATCGAACACTCTGACCATCAACATCGCGGCTCCGGCCAGTGCGGCGCGCACGGCCCTGTGATGCCCATCCTCAAGATAGAGATTCCCGCGCCAGAGCACTACGTGCGGCACCGAGTCATCAGCGCTGCGCTCATTGACGTCGCCGAACAACCCATCGACACGCAGGTGTTGCTGAGTCAGCGTGAGATCGGCTAGCCGGACTGGCGCCAGTCGAACCTCCCGCTTCCACCGCTCGGTTGTGAGCCCTGTTGGCGGGTACGGCCGAGCGTCGATGATTCCCCGGAACGGCGCGCCCATGGCCGGCATCATAGTTGACGCGTCAATGACCGTGCAACGACGTCGAGCGCCGGCTCCCGGCCGCGGCCGCAATGTCGCGGTTACCGAGAATCGACGCTCGACGTCGTTGGAGGCTACGCCTCAGGCGGGACAAACCGCGCACGACGCAACCGGATCGCGCCGAACAGCATGAGCGCCAGGCCTCCGGCCAGTAACGCTCCTGCGAGCACGTAGAACGGCGTCATACTCGTGCCAGTCACCGGCAGCGAGCCGGGACCGCTGGCGCTGGCGTCCGGCACCCAACCGGCCGGACTCCCGCTCTCGCTTGGCGAGGCGCTCGCGCTCACCTCGGGCGAGGTGGTCGGACTCGCGGCGCCGCAGTTGACCACCCCGGACGCGGTGGCGCTGTTGCCGGGCGCCTTGCCATAGACAGTCAACACGTACGTTCCGGACTCGCCGACCATCTCGGCCGAAATGGCCGGCCCCTCACCCGGAGCGAGAAACGTCGGGCCGAACGTGCCGTCATAAAGCTCGACAGCCGGATCGGAAACCGCGTGGTCGATATTGATCGTCCCGCTTCCGGTATTGGCCAGCGTCCAGAGGATGACAGCGCCAGGCGACGGTGCGTCGTTGCACTCGACTACGCCGACCAACTCGACGTTCCCGGCCCAACGGCCAGACGTGGATGGCGTGGGTGCGGCCTGCGCCGGCGCGGCCAGCAACATGAGACCGGCCCCGATCAGACTCGCCGAGAGAACCAGGAATTTGTTCACGGAGACTCCCCTAGTCGTTGAGTAGTGAATGACGCGCCAAGTAAACACAGTGCACCGGGCGCTGTCAAGCGATAGGCGCCCGGTGCACAAAACGATCTATCGGACTACCGCGGGTCAGCTCCCGCTGCCGGACTCGCTGCTCTCTCCAATGAGGCAGGCGCGCTCGGCACCCATGGTCTTGACCCCGTAGAGCAGGTCAAAGCTCACGAGCGTCTTCTTGGACCGCGGCTCGTAAGCCTTGATCACACGGATGCCGACACCCTTGTAGTTCTCGATCGCCTTACCCTCCGGCGGGATGCCGTCCGGCAGTTCGAGCGGCCGGGTCGCCAACGTAAACGCACTGCGGTGGAACGCGATCCCCTGGCCGTCCGAGATATTGTGCGACTGATACGGAGCGAACCCGTAGCGGCGCTGACCGAGCGACGCATTGAGTAGCACTTGCGTCGCGATATCGCTGGCCGCGGCCTGCCCGTTGTTGCTGAACAGCGTCGAACCGAGCCACTCGCCAGCGGTGGCAGCGTCGATCACGGCGTACGTGTCACCAAGCGGCACATTGTCATCCGCCAGGCGCACACCCGCGTCCAGCAAGCAGCGGGCGTCAAACTTCGTGTACGCCGCACGAGTGACGCCGGTCGGCACGTACGTGCCGTCGCCAACGATCTTGAGAAGGTCGGCGCGGAGCGCCAGGAGGTCGGTGTCGACCTTCTTGGCGATCGCCTCGAACGCCGGGGTCATGATCTGGGTCTGGAAATCGACCATGTTCAGCGCCATGTCCTTGGATGACTCAACTCGATATCGACGTACGACTCGGCCGGGGTCTGCTCGATGACAGTCCCGGTGAATTCGTGCGCCTCGTACAGACTCGGCTTGCGGACGCGAATCTTGTCGCCCTTGCCGGGGGAGAACTCGTTCTCCCAATCGCGATTGACCAGGCTCAGCATGATGCTGTTCTCGAACAGCGTGGCTAGTGCCAGCCGCGCCATCGTGGTCAGGGTCAACAGTGCCATTGTCGCCTATCTTTCCCGCCGAGCCTGCGCGCCCGGCGCGCTATCGATTCTCCTTGATGTATTTCCGGATATCGTCCACCGACATGTTGCCGAAGTCGGGCTCGGTACCACCGGTACCGCCACCCTGCGCGGCCGCAGCGCCAGGCCCGGCCATCGCGGTCGACGTCGCACCACCGACGGCGGCTGGCGCCGGCGCGGCCGGCGTCGCACGCAATCGCGGGTTGGCTTCGACGGCGCTCTTCACGAGTTCCGCCACGCTCGTGCCGAAGTCATCCGCAGTCGGATCGAGCTTCGCCAGCTGGCCGCCGCGTAGCAGTACGGCCGTCACGAGTTCTTCATCGGCGTCCGACTTGCGCGCGGCTCTCTCGATCGCGCGCTCGACACGCAACATGCGCGCGTCACGCTGCGACTCAGTGAGCTGTTTCGCCAGCGCGTCGGGATCGCGCGACTGATCGGGAGCCAACCCGAGCGCCTGCGCGAGCTTGGCCGTGATGGCATCCGTTGCTTCCTTCGCCGCGTTGGCCTTGCTGGTCGTGCGCGCCTTCTGGTCGGCCGCCGCAATCTGTGTCTTGATGTACTCCTGCACCTCAGGCGACAGGCTCTTCGGGTCGAATGTCGCGGGAGCCGGATCGGCCGGACCATTGCTCGGCGCAGGCGCGGCCGGCGCTGGCGTTGGATCGGTTGGTTTCGGATCGGTCGCGACCGGCGCGGCCGGATTTGGCTGAGTCACTGCGAGTCCTCTCGGAGGTACCCGTCCCGGCGCCACGGACGCCGTTACTTGAGTCGTCAACAGAATAGCGCGTACGCATACGCAAAATGCGCACGTGGTCATTTCATGGGAGCGCTCCCATAGAAAACCGTACAAAGTGTGACAAACACCACTCATCACTAGTTGACTAATCATTCACTCGTCAACTAGAATAGTAACTACAGCAAGGGAAAACGAAATCGAGGAGATAGAGATGGCGAAGTCGGCGAACATCCGGATGGCAATCCTCGAAAGCATTTGGAACAACACCAAGATCAGCGGCACCGACTACGCGAAAATCGCTTGGATCCGCGAGGACGTCAGCCGCTACCGGCGGGAGGACGTGGACGCGGTACTAATCGAGATGATCGAGACCGGCGAAGCGATCGCGATTCCCGAGAGCGTGCAGCGGGACCTGCGCCCCCAAGACCGGAAGGCCGCGCTGAGGTGCGGCGGTCAGGACAAGCACCTGATCACGATGGTCTGAAATGGAACGGAGTGAGGGGCAGCCGATCGGCTGCCCCTCACACCATTCCAACCGAGAAAGCGCTTTCCTACCCATGCCCCGGCGCGAGCACTTCGACATCGAGCCGGCGTATGCCGGCGGCATCAACACCGTGATCAGCGGCAACGCGCATTCGCAATCCTCGCTGCAGCAACATCTCTCCCTCGCCGGTTGCGGCACCCGACACCTCGATCGCGCCAGTTCCGCGCGGCACGAGCATCCGCATCGCTACAGGCGCCGTTGCGCGCGCACCCGTAGCAAAGTAGTCCGCCATTCGCGCGTTGGTCGACGTCGACACGTACGCAGCTTCGCGCCACGTCGTACCAGCCGCAACGTCGACGCTACCCAATGATTGCGCGAGATCCATTACGCCACGATGTACGATCACGTCCGCCGCTAAACGCGACTGCTCCATAACGCTGTCGATCTGCCCGATCCAGCGATCCAGGTCCCGAGTTGTGGGCCCGCCGCGGAGCGCCCGGTTGATCGATGCGTAATACCCACCACGGTACCGGTCGAGCGTCGCGCGGCGAGCCGGAGTGAGTACGCGCGAGCGCGGCGTGCGCTGCAGCCCCGCCGGCGCCGCTGCGAGCGCGTCATCCCCTGAGCGCGCCCGGGCAAGGCGATCTGTATACCGCGCCTGCACGTCCGGCTGGCGCACGCTGCCCAGATCGATGCGCTCCCGCTCCGACTTGCGCCTGATCCCGAGATGCTCGGTCGCCTTGACGTGCTCGCGAATCTCGGCTTGCGTCGCGCGGATCTCGGCACCGATCTCGCGGCCGGACTGCGGGGTGAGTGCGCCGGCCTGACGCACCTTGAGTCGACGTACGCGGCGTTCGAGCGCACGCAAGCGCTGGCGCGCGGCGTCACCCTCGGGATCCTCCGTGTTCGTCGGTACCCGCGTCACGCCATGGATGTAGGCGTTGATCGAGTGCCTGCAGTTCGGGTGCAGTAAGCCGGCCGCGATCGCCTCATCGACCGAGCCTGCGACCTCCACCGTCGCTGTCCGACCGGCGTCGAGCGGATCGTCGATGACGACCGACCGCCGGCCACCCGACCCACCGCGGGTCAGGAGCTTGCCTTCCCACGGCCGACACCGTTCGCATTCCTGCGGTGCATCGCTGACCATCACGATGTCGAGTCCGGCCGCGCCGAGCCGATCGAGATGGCCCTCGAGCGCCGCGTGTGCGACGCTCGTGCGGGTCGCCATCTCGACATACGAAGCAAGATTCCACCCGCGGCCACGGGTGTCCACGAACCCCGTGACGCCGCGGTCAAGCAAGCGATTCCAAGCGCGTTGGCTGGCCAACCGACGCGTATCCAATCCGGTGAGCACACCCGGCGCGGCCGTCTCGGCGATGACCGAGCGGTACGC